CTCAAATGGGCATAACCCCTGAACGCGGTATTTTTCTTGACCCTCTTGCCACCACTTTTATCTCGCTGACTTTGTGGCCCAGGAAGGTTGGTGGTTACCAGTTTGTTCCTAAACCCGCCAAACAATTGAGGAAGCTTTTTTGGTCCCCCAAGCGTGTTTCGCCCAGGCACCGGCAAATGATCGTGAACGGTATGTGCATTTGCCTCTGGCCGGTGTACCAGGGTTTTGAACTAATGCAGAAGTTCTTGAAACACCATTACGTTCCTGCTGCTGGCCATCTCAAGTACGACCACTTTTTTGGGAGCATGTTTACCAAGGTAGGCCGAGATGTCGATTGGGGTGGAGGATTCCTGTCCAAATATTCTGTACCCTTTCAGGCTACACGTTTTGACCTCCCCCCGGGTTATTGGGTTGCCTATCATCCAGTTATCGACATTATGCTTAGGGAGGAAGAAGCGGACCCCAAGGACCGCCCTGGGGCCTGCTAACCAGGCCCGGCCCACGGTACAAAGAGATTTTCGTTTCGCTTTGTTAGCTTGCCATGCCCCCAAAAAGGAACACCAAAAAGCCTAGGCAGCCTAGGCCGCCCCCCCCCCGTCGTAGGAGGGTCATACCTTTCCGCAGACCCGTCTTGAGGCCTGTTGCCCGCAAGCTTCCAAAACCCGCCAGGTTGATGAACATGTCCAACCTTGTGTCTAAGAGCATCGCCTTACCTTGGGGCCATGCTGCCATCCGCCTTCCCAGCGTTTTAACTCAAGCCCGAACCAGCGTTCTTGAGTTGAACTCGGCGTCCCAGTCTATCCAGATTCCGGACTCTAACCCCACTTTGGCGGATGGCACCCAGCGTTACATGTTGCTTGCCAGCCCCGTGACCCCAGTTTGGGCGGATTACAACGCGAAGTGGCCTCGCGTTTACGCTTTCGTCAACACCACTTTGAATCGATCCATCACGGGGAATACGTTGGCCCAAGACCTTTTCACTTTTGGCACTTGCCCTGAGCGTTTTTCTGATTACACCATCTCTACAGACGGCAATGACGATTTGTCTTCTCACCCTAATGCCGCCCCTGTTGGTGTATATTCTGGCTCCCACTTTGTTTACGTTCCTGCGGGGCACAGGGCCGTTTTCTTTTACCAGGTTACTGCGGCTGCTTCTACGCTCACTCCGGCTGGCACTTTCAATGGAGATGCAGACGTGTATGTAGACAATGACCTCCGGACCCAGATTCTCAATTTTACCCCGGTCATTGCAGGGGCTTCTGGATTGGGCATCAACCAGTGCGGATTTTCTGCCGCCTTTACTGCCACGTCTAACGTGTGGGTGAGGTGGAGGAGTACCGATACCAGTGGGTCTCAGTCCCAAATCACTCCAGGCGGCGCCACTCTTCTCACGATCAACCAGTTGATCGTCGTCGTGGAGCCGGGGCAGAACGAGTTTGGCACTTTCACCAGCCTTCCTTACACCAGGTTCATGCCCTTTCCCCCTTCCAATTTCCTGGAGCCGGACGTCAACGTTTACAGTGAGTGCCGTATCACAGCCAATTCTCTCCTCCTTTCCAATACGACTGCAGTAGTTAATTTGGAAGGCAGTGTTTTCGCCGGCAGGCTTGACACTAACCGCTTTGACATTTTCAACGGTAACCAGGTCTCCCTTTCCACACTACCCCCGTTTGAGAAGTACAATGGCTTGCTGCGCAATGGGGTCTACTCTTTTCTACCCCCTGGCCAGGACGTAGAAATGCGTCAGCATATCCAGGCCTTCAAGGTGGGTCGGCCCACCCCTCTCATCCATTTAGACGCGTTGGGTTCTGTCAACATGATTATTCTTGCTGACCAGTCCACCTCTACCCACACCCAGATGAACGTGACCAATGACTTTCACCTTGAGTTCTGTTCTTGTTCGCAGAAGTTTCCCATTGGTGTTTCCGTCATTCCCG